AAACATGGAAGCGCAAGGTGACAGTGCTGGTAACGAATTCGCAGAAATGGCATTCTCAATCGAGAAAGCAACTGTAACTGCAAAAACTCGTGCACTAAAAGCAGAATACACAATGGAATTAGCACAAGACTTAAAAGCAATTCATGGTCTTGATGCTGAAGCAGAACTTGCTAACATTCTATCAAGTGAAATTCTTGCTGAAATAAACCGTGAAGTTGTTCGTTCAATCTATCGTGCCGCTGAAGTAGGTGCTCAGGTTAACACAACTACTGCCGGTATTTTTGACTTAGACACTGACTCAAATGGTCGCTGGTCTGTTGAAAAATTCAAAGGTCTTCACTTTCAAATCGAACGTGATGCTAATGCAATTGCTCAAAGAACTCGCCGTGGGAAAGGTAACCTAATTATCTGTTCATCTGACGTTGCTTCTGCACTTCAGTCAGCAGGTATGTTAGATTATACACCTGCATTAAACAACAACCTACAAGTTGACGATTCCGGTAACACTTTCGCTGGTGTTCTTAACGGACGTTACAAAGTATACGTAGATCCTTATGCCGCTAACAGTGCTGCAAAGCAATACTATGTTGTTGGTTACAAAGGTTCAAACGCTTATGACGCTGGTGTATTCTACTGCCCATACGTACCACTACAGATGGTTCGTGCGGTTGGTGAAAACACTTTCCAACCTAAAATCGGTTTCAAAACTCGTTACGGAATGGCACAAAATCCTTTCGCAACAAGTGCTGCTACTGATGTTACTCTTGGAACTAACGATAACCGTTATTACAGAAGAGTACAGGTTACTAACATTATGTAATCAAATCTTTTTAGGTTTGTTTACTTTGAAGGGACTCGCAAGAGTCCCTTTTTTATTATATTTTTTTATAAATAATACCAAATGAGTCAACCATCACAACAAAACTTTACAGATGTATCAAAGTTTAATTTTCACATTGTAAAATTACCAAATGTAAATTTTTTCATTGATTCTGTTACTTTACCTGATTTGACACTTGGTGACACACTTTTACAAACACCTTTTAAAAGTTTACCAATGCAAGGAGACACATTAGAATACGGTGCATTGTCAATCAAATATAAAATCGACAGAGATTATCAAAACTACACAGATATTTTTGATTGGATGGAAGCATTAGGTTTCCCACAAAAAAGAGAACAATTTAGTGATTTTTTAAATTCTCAAAATAATAATTATGGTAACACTGATATTAATGGTTTATTCAGTGATGCAATATTGACTACACTTACAAATAAGAATAACCCAAAAATACAATTTTATTTTGAAGGTGTTTATCCAATAACACTTTCCGGTATAAATTATGATGTATCAGTTTCTACTATTGATGCTTTGACCGTTGATGCCACGTTTGCTTTTCAGACTATGAGATATGAGCGTTTATAGAACAATATAAATAATTCTATTACATTATGGATCTTGAACAACTTCAAAACGAATCAGAAAAAGATTTGAGTATGGATGATGCGTTGCTTGATATCGAATCATTGAAAACGCCACAACTCTATAACAAATACCTAAAACATTACACGAAATTCAACCTTTTATTGAAGAAGGCAGAATCAGAATACAAAGTAACGCTACGTAACAAATGGGAATATTACTCAGGTAAATCAAACCCATCTGTATACAAAGCAAAACCTTTTGATTTGAAAATACTCAAACAAGACCTACATATGTACATTGAATCTGATGAAGATATAATCAAACTTTCACAAAAGATTGAATATTTGAAAACGGTTTTGGATACGTTGGATAAAATACTGAAGATGATTTCAAATCGTGGTTTTCAGATTAAAAATGCAATTGATTGGAGAAAATTTTTAGATGGAGCGAATATATGAAATATGGTGCAAACTATATTGTTAAAACATTGAAGGATGATTTTAACAAAGAAATTGAAAATAAAATAAAAGAAGTCAAGTATGATTTAGAAGAATCTATTATTGAAAGTCCAAGCGGTTTGACAAGAAGAGAATCAAAGATTGGATTTTTGAAAAATGATAACGAATTTTTACAAAAGTTTATCTCTCTTGCCAATGAGATCAATAAAGAATGTGAATGGGACTGGGAAATAGATGCCATAGAACCTTTACAGTATTCTGAATATACAAAAGGTCATGAATATGATTGGCACGTTGACCAACACGCAAAACCATATGAAGATGGGCGTATTCGTAAAATGAGTTTTACATATTTTATAAATGATACATTTTCAGGTGGTGAATTTGATATTGAAATCGGACATCCGAATCAAGACAAAGACAAAAGATACAATACCATTGAAGCAAAAAAAGGTCATATGGTATTTTTTCAATCAGACTTGTATCATAGAGTTAGACCTATGATCAAAGGCAAAAGAAAGTCATTGGTTGGTTGGATTCTTGGTCCTAAGTTCAAATGACAAAAATCTCAAAAGTAAATGAAGTTTATATTCATGTCGATACCGAAGATGGTATTGCTCGTGAACTATGGCAATTTTTTACTTTTGAGGTTCCAAATGCTAAATTTATGCCATCCTATCGTTCAAGACAATGGGATGGTAAGATACGATTATTTGATTTACGAGACAACAAACTATATTGCGGTTTGTTACCTTATCTTGAAAAATATCTGAAAGAAAATAATTATCAATACGAATTAGATAAACAACTCGAAGAAAAAGATCAAATAACAAACGATGAACTCTATGAATTTATAAAGTCATTGAAACTCAAATACGAAATACGTGATTATCAGTTTGATGCTGTAAAACATGCTATAAAGAACCGCAGAGCGCTGTTTTTAAGTCCCACAGCGTCCGGTAAATCATTAATCATATATTGTATTATTGTTTATTATTTACTCAAAGATTGTCGTGCATTGATACTTGTACCAACAACTTCTTTGGTAGAACAGATGTATAAAGATTTTATTGATTATGGTTGCAATAAAAAAATTATGCAAAGAATATATTCAGGTCATACAAAAGACATTGATTCTTTGATAACAATTTCAACTTGGCAATCAATATACAAATTGAATAAAGATTGGTTCAGTCAGTTTGATATTGTTATAGGTGACGAAGCACATTTATTCAAAGCAAAATCATTGACATCAATATTGACAAAAATGGTAGACTGTGTTTATAGGTTTGGTCTTACAGGCACATTAGATGGTAGCGAAACAAATAAACTTGTATTAGAAGGTTTGTTTGGTTCTGTCAAAAAAGTAACTACAACAAAAGAATTGATGGATAACAATACAGTAGCAAAACTTTCAATCAATTGTATTGTTTTGAAATATGATAGCGTTGCTTGTAAAGAAATTAAAGGTATGAACTACCAACAAGAAATAGAATATATTGTACAAAATCAAAAAAGAAATTTATTCATATTGAATCTTGCAAAACATTTGAAAGGAAACACTTTGATACTTTTTCAATTAGTAGAAAAGCATGGAAAACCTTTACATGAATTAGCAGAAAAGACAATACAAAAGAATGTATATTTTGTGTATGGAGGCGTTAAAACAAATACAAGAGAAGAAATAAGAAGCATTGTAGAAGATAGTGATGACTCAATTATATTAGCATCATATGGAACATTTAGTACAGGTATAAATATTAAGAACTTGCATAATGTTATCTTTGCGTCACCTAGTAAATCTAAAATACGAGTTCTTCAAAGTATAGGTAGAGGATTGAGAACCAGTGAAAGTAAAACAGATGCTGTTCTATATGATATCTCAGATGATATATCTTGTAAAGGTAAACCAAACTTTACGTTGAATCATTTTGTAAAAAGAATTGAATATTATAATGTAGAACAATTTGATTATAAGATAGATACTGTCAATATCTAATATAATATATTTCTCCTTTTTTCCTACATTATTATAATACCACATTTTCTAAAAAAAGTAAAGCACTTTTTATAAAAAAAGACAAAAGACAAAATAAAAAAATGATTTACTTTTTCTCACTTTTGTGATATACTTATATTATGTCAAAAAAGAAAAACCATTATATCAACAATTCAGACTTACATATTGAGATGGTCAAATGGAAAGACGAATGTGCTGCCGCAGGTGAGAAGGTTCCTGTATCTGATTATATTGGTCGCTCAATATTGGAAATAGCAACGAGACTATCACATAAACCAAACTTTATAAATTACACATATAGAGAAGAAATGATTATGGACGGTGTTGAAAATTGTTTACAATATATGCACAACTTTGATCCAAACAAATCTAAGAATCCCTTTTCTTATCTTACACAAATTATCTATTATGCTTTCTTACGAAGAATCGACAAAGAGAAAAAGCAAACACATATAAAAAATAAAATGATTGAAAGTATGGGTACTGCTGTTTTAGGTGTAGATGGTGACGGTGAAAATATTGATTCAACTTATATTACTACACTACAAAAAATGTATCCATCTGGTGAACGAAAAGAAAAGTTGAAAAATAAAATAAACAAACCAAAACTAAAAAGAGGATTGGAAAATTTTTATGAAGACGATGAAGAATAAATTATTTGTATTTCTATTGCTTTGTGTACCAATATTTACAGAAGAAAATACAGTAGAAGAACCAAAACAAAAAACGTATCCAATATATTGCACAGCACCTGAAAAGGGTTTTAGAACATGTTGGATAAATGCTGGATCAGAAGGTATGATAAAATTCAACGTGCCTTGCGTATGTGAACCTTGCGAAGTGAATAAACCAAAAAGAAAAAAGAGAATAAGAAATTTACCAAAAGGAAAAGTTGTAAATTTATAATAAATGAAAGTTGCTCTAATAACAGACACGCACTTCGGTGCCAGAGGTGACAATTTACATTTCAACGAATACTTTTTTGACTTTTGGGAAAAACAATTTTTTCCATACTTAGAAAAAAACAATATTGATACTGTCATACATTTAGGTGACGTAATGGACAGGCGTAAGTTTGTTTCGTACAAGATAGCAAAAGATTTTCGTGAACGATTTATAAAAAGATTTCACGACATGAATATCAATCTTTATATGATCACAGGCAATCATGATTGTTATTATAAGAATACAAACGAAGTAAATGCTCTTGATGAACTGATCGACGATTCTTTCAATACAATCAAAACGTATTCAGAATGTGAAACGATTCAACTCAAAGACGGCACAAATATTTTTCTTATACCTTGGATCAATAATGAAAATTATGAACACACACTAAGCGAAATCAAAAATACAAAAGCAGATATTGCTATGGGTCATTTAGAAATTGATGGTTTCGAAATGCATGCTGGTCATAAGATCATAGGCGGTCACTCAAAAGATATATTCAAAAAGTTTGACATGGTAATGTCTGGTCACTTTCATAAAAAGTCATCTGACGGTCAAGTTTTCTATTTAGGCAATACATACGAAATTACATGGAGTGATTATAACTGCCCAAGAGGTTTCAATATTTTTGACACCGAGACGAGAGAACTTGAACATGTCGTCAATCAATATACAATCTTTGAAAAAATTCATTATGATGAAAAGAAAATGGATTATAGTAAAGTTGATGTTTCAAAGTATAAAGATAAAATCGTAAAAATATTTGTGATAAATAAAAAGAACATTTTTGATTTTGATAAATTCGTTGACCGTTTGC